CACAGACACCAAGTTGTGATGCTTTTTTATATTTGTCTAACGAAACCTATGATGAATTAGAGTTGCTAGATTCAGTACCATTAGGATTTGACTTTACCTATTGTCAAGAATGGGGTTTAACAGTTGATGCTGATGTAATTGATAGAGTTATTATAGATTTAAGAAAAAAATCATATCCTACTTGGCAAGACCAGTTAGACGATATTTACCACAATGGAATTGCTGGCTGGAAAGCTACAATAAAAACAACAAAAGACAAATATCCAAAGGTATAATCCTAATAGAATCATGTTAGGTTTATCAGCATTCGCAGAGCAAGCTTTTGGAGCTACTGTAGCCCATCAAGGGGTTGTAGTTATCGTTACTGGCAGCGGAGCTACCATTTCACAGGGTACACCTACCTATGATATTGCAGGAAGTGTGGCAGTAACAGGTAGCGGAGTTACTGTTAGTCAGAACGCAAATGGGATTACCTTCACCATAAGTGGATCTGTGATACCCACAGGAAGTGCAGTAACAATTTCTACTGGCGCAGCCGATGTGAATGTGATAACGTGGAATCCAATTGATCCAGATGCAACTCAAATCTGGACCAATATAGACCCTTTATAGGAGAATTATGGCATCAACATACACGACAAATTTACAATTGGAAAAAGTAACCACAGGAGAAAAAGCTGGGTTATGGGGAACAGTAACTAATACTAATCTAGAAATTTTAGAACAGGCTTCGAGTGGATATTTATCGGTCGATGTAGCTTCAGGCGATGTCACATTAGATCTGAATGATGGAGCTACTTCCAATGGTAAAAATCTATTCTTTACACTAACAGGAACACTGGCTGGCAATCGTAATTTTATTATGCCTGCTACGGCAGAAAGAATCTTTATTGTTAAGGATTCTACGGACCGTTCTTCAAGTAATTATACTTTAACCGTTAAGACGGCTTCAGGTACAGGTTATATAATGCCTGTAGCTGCAACTGCCTTGGTTTATTCTGACGGAACAAATACGACTTTAGGCATGCTGCAAAAAAGTTATGTCACTCATACCGCGGCTTATACCGCTGTTGCTGGTGATCAAATCTTTTGCGATACCAAGACAACTAATGCATTTACCGTTTCTCTTCCCGCAGGAACTGTTAATGATGAAATAACATTTATAGATAGTCAAAATTATTTTGGTTCAAACAATCTGACTATTGATTCTAATGGATCAGAAAAAATTAATAGTTCAGCAAGTAACTTAGTTTTAAGCACTAATGGTCAAGCTATTACATTAGTATATGCCAATGCAACGGTAGGCTGGATATACAAAACGAACAGTGCTTCATAGGAGCTAACCCAATGGCTCTCGTAGATTTTAAACTACTTCCAGGAATCGATAAACAACAGACCCAGGTTGGTGCTGAAAGGCGCTGGGTAGATTCTGATAATGTCAGATTTCGATACGGTCTTCCTGAAAAATTAGGAGGATGGTCTTCTCTTTTAACCGATACCATTGTTGGTGTTGCCAGAGCTCAATTCCCTTTTGTTGATCTTGATGGAAATCGATACGTTGCAATCGGTACAGATAAATTTTTATTAATTTATTATGAAGGTCAACTTTATGATATTACTCCCTTGGGCACAACCCTCACTAGTGCTACCTTTACTTTTAATGGCACAACTACCATTACAATTACAACAACTGCTGCTCATAACTTCCTTGTAGGCGATATTATTTTATTCGATTCTGTAACTTTACCTGCGGGTACAGGTTTAACAGATGCTGCATTTGAAGATAAATTATTTCAGGTTATTACAGTTCCAACTTCGGTTACATTTACTGTTACATTTACCAGCACAGGATCTTCAGCAACAGGAGGAAGTGTATCTTTAAAACCCTATGCATCCGTGGGCCCTGCGGCTCAAACCTATGGCTATGGCTTTGGTGTTGGAAATTTTGGTGGGACAGTTTCAGGTGTGGCTACGAATGATTTAGATGGTGCCTTAGCAGCAGATTCTGCTGGAAACAATGGTTCATCTACTCAAATTAGATTAACCAGTGGGACTGCTTTTCCTACTTCAGGAACCATTGCAGTTGGAAATGAATTAATTACTTATTCGGGTAAATCAACTAATGAATTAACAGGCATTGCGCGGGCAACAAATGGAACAGCTACGGCTATTCATGCTGATGGAGCGACAGTAGATAATGCAACGAATTACGCAGGATGGGGCTCGGCAGTTGCAGCTTCAACCGTGACTCTTGAACCAGGGCTCTGGGCTTTGGATAATTATGGAGACGTTTTACTAGCAACAATTTTAAATGGAAAAACTTATACATGGGATTCAAGTATTGCAGCACGATTCACGACTCGTGCATCAACAGGCACAACAAGTTATATAACAACCTCAGCTCCAACAGCGTCTCGAGCCATGATGATGTCTCCAGTCACAAGACACTTAGTTTTATTTGGAACCGAGACTACGATCGCTGACACCTCTACTCAAGACGATATGTTTATACGGTTCTCGGACCAAGAAACTATTAATGATTTTGCGCCAACCGCTATCAATAGTGCTGGAAGTCAAAGACTTCAAGACGGCACCAAAATTATGGGAGCGATTAAAGCCAAAGATAATATTCTAGTGTGGACCGATACATCGCTCTATACCATGAAACATGTAGGAGCTCCTTTTACGTTTGGTTTTGAACAAGTTGGAACTAACTGTGGTTTGATTGGTCAGAATGCAGTCGTTGAAATTGACGGTGTTGCTTACTGGATGAGTACCAAAGGATTCTTCCTCTTCGACGGGACGGTTAAATCTTTAAGTTGTACAATTGAAGACTATGTTTATGATGATATAGATACGACTAAGGGTCAACAGATATGTGCAGCCATCAATAATCTATTTACCGAAGTGGTATGGTATTACCCTACGTCAGGCGCAAGCTACAATGACCGCTATGCAGTTTATAATTATGGAGAATCTGCAGGAAGTGCGGAAGGCAAGATTCCAGGAGGAGTATGGTACCCAGGTACTGAGGCAAGAACTTCATGGATGCTAGCTAAAATTTATCCTAATCCTCATGCGACTAAATTTGATTCTACAGCAACAGGAACCTTTCCTAGTGTGATTGGTGAAACAGGTTTAGGTCAAACAGTTTATTTTGAACATGAAGTCGGAACCAATCAAATTAATCCCGATGGATCTTCAACGGCTATTGCAGGTAGTTTAGAATCTTATGACTTTGATTTAGAAGTGGGAGGAGCAGGCCAGCATTATTTATCGATCAGTCGGTTCTTACCTGACTTTAAAACATTAACAGGAAATGCAACGGTGACTTTAAAGCTTAAACGTTTTCCATCAAGCACGGCAACCTCAAGTGTCTATAGTCCTTTTACCGTGACTTCTTCTTCAACTCAGTTTAATACCAGAGCTCGAGGAAGATTTGCGAGTGTAGCAATTTCCAATAGTGCAGTTAATGAAACATGGAGATTTGGAACCATGAGGCTGGATGTTAAACCAGACGGAATGAGATAATGGCAAAGATAGTAGTTAAAATACCTGAACCAAAAGAAGAATATGATTTCTCTAATCAGAAACAAATTTCAAGAGCATTGACTGCTATTATTGAGCAGCTTAATTCAACATTTTTACAACAACAAAAAGAGGACCAGGAGCGTTTTACCTGGTATATGTCTTAATGGCCAACGTTTATAAAGTTGTTCCTATTCAGATTGATGTAACGACAGCCAATCAGGATGTTTATGAAGTACCTGCAGCAACGACTTCTGTTATCCGTTCTATTTCTGTCTATAATACAGACGGGAGTACCATGAATGTGACGCTTTCGGTATATGATAGCAGTTCTACCACTACATTTGTCTATGATTATAAATCAGCCCTTGCGGCTACCACTAAATTTGAATTTTTAAACTCGAGTAATTCTACACTTTTAGTTTTAGAAGAAGCTGATAAACTACAGGTTACATGCGAAACAACGGGTGGCTTAAATTTAATAGTATCCGTACTGGAGATAAGTAGGTCATAATGTCATTTAAAGAAAAAGGATTGGTAACATTTAAAACGGTCGATGGTAAACTTCAGGAAGAGGTGGAAAGTGAGACTGTTATTACAGTTACTAACAAGATAACAAAACAAGAGTATGGATCCGATGCTGAAGCTGCTGCTGATGTAAAAGACCCTAATACTGCAACCAAAAAGGAGGATATAAGAAGGGACGTTTTGATAGATATTAAAAAAATGCCAAGTCTTTTATCAAAGTCTGACCTTGTAAATTCTTAGGTTTTTGTGTAAAGGTATACACTCAGGTGAAATCCCTGCCTTTAACAAATAATCAATTAAGATAGTTTAAATTATGCCATTCAAATCAGAAGCACAACGCAGATACTTATGGGCCAACGAGCCAGAAATTGCGCGTGATTGGACCGATACTTATGGTAGTAGAATTCATAAAGCTGGTGGACAATTAGTTCAACCAGGAATAGCAGGAATAGGAAGACCAGGTTATAATGGTCAAGGGGATTATACTCCTGATAGAAGTCCTGGTCGAACTGCTCCTGGCGGAGGTGCAGGTCGAGACATTTTAACTGGTCAAAGAACTATTGGTCAAACCGTGGCTAAACGTCCTTCTCCAGTAAGTACAGGCGAACAAATTAATCAATTAATAAATAAATATATTGGCGGTGGACCTAATAAACTTATTACACAAAGAAGTACCGCTATAAATAAAAATAGAGATTTGTTTGATAAACTTCTTGCAGCAGATTTACTAGAAGAAACAGGAGGAGTCGGAGCATGGGACTGGAAAGGAAAAGATCCTCTAGAGTCGCAGGCTACTTTAGACCTGCTTAAAGATTATGGATACCAAGGTGGCTATCACGATGTTAATGATCCAGGTCATCCTAATTATGATCCAAGAGGTGGAGGAGAAGGACAAGGAACAGATCCTTGGCTTTATCCACAAGGAGGAATAGCAAGTACAGGTGGTGGATCTACACCATTT